AGAGATCCACTGCGTGTCCAGTAATGTGGCGGCTATTCATAGTTGTAGACTTGCCAGCAGCTACGAGTGTCTTCTGTCGTTCTACTGATCTAAGGCCTTCACCTACAGAGAAGTCTTGCTCTGTGAGAGTGATGGCTAGTTTTACTACAGCTACAAGGTCAGGGTGTACACCTTCTAGTGTTTGTAAGCTTTTGTTTCCTAGTGAGTATGCCATATGTATATCCTTTAGCTTGGGGAAACAGGCCATACTACGTCATTAGGGAAACCTGACTGTTGTGGCACATCAAGCAGGGCTTGTCGGTAAACACCCCAAGCATTCTGCTGTTCTGCTGAGAGAGAACCCCAGCGGAGAGGGTTCCCAACAAAAGCATCCATTTCAAATAGTAAGCTGCCACGTTCACCACGAAGCTGGTCAGACAGTTCTGCATCAAGTTCAGCTTGAGTTGGTGGGACGTATGGTGCGACATCACCAGCGGCTTCCATAGCAGCCAGAAGATCGTCGTTGTTGATCGTCATGTCAGTGTCAGAGGGATCAAGTGTGTAGGGAATCCAGCCGTAGTCTGGGTGGTCAAGTTCACAGTCAACACGACCAAGAGAAATGTGTTTTGCGTTGCGATAGTTCATTATGCATACCTTACAAAAAGAGTTACGTGTGTACCCGCGCTAGAACGATAAGTTGAACCCATCGCACGCCACGATCCTGGCATTGTTGTAGAACGGGTCATCGGGTAGCCATTAGAATTCGCCCCATCGTTAGTTGTGTTGGCAGTAACCGCAGCACCACCATATTTTAAGCTGGAGCCAGCATAGTGGCCACCTGCGTCGAAACTGAATGCACCACCAGAATAAAGACCAGCGATAGCATAAGACCCAACGGTTCCCGCGCCCAGCCCCGCCGTAGCGGCCCCAATCTGTGTAGCTGTTGGTGCAGGGATACTTGCAGAATTAATGGAAGTTATATGCCCGTAAGTGTCTACATAGATATCTTGGATAAATGAGCTGACGTTGTTAACGCTGCCTTGTGATGATGTGTCAGCGTGGCTTATGGTGAAGTTGGCTCCTAGAGTACCTCCACCAGTAAGACCTCCACCTGCAGAGATAGTAGTACTGTCATCCGCTTTGGAGTCTAATGCTGACTGCAGACCATCAATGTTACTAATAACGTGGTTATGGCTATCATCCGCTACTACAGCAGTGATGCTTACGTTAGATGTACCATTGAATGATACAGATCCAGATACACCACCAGCAAGGCTAATAGTACGTGCTGTCTGTAGTGCGGTAGCTGTAGAGGCATTTCCTGTTACATTTCCTGTTACATTTCCTACAAGTGGTCCTTGGAAGCTTCCAGCTACAAGAGCCTCACTACCTACAGTCCACTTGTCAGCAGCCTCATCCCATACAAATGTCTTGTTTGGCTGAGTGCCACGCTCAATCTCAATGCCACCATTCTGAGTAGGTGTCGCACCTGTAAAGTTAGAGTTGAGTACAATCTGGTTATCAGCAATGTTAACAGTCTCAGTGTTGATAGTAGTAGTTGTACCCGACACTGTAAGGTTACCGTTAATAACAGCATTACCAGAAGCGGTTACATTACCGAATACAACATTAGATGTAGTACCTACAGGCTGTCCAATAGAGACAACACCACCAGCAATACCTACACCTGTACCTGCACTAAAGTGATTTCTCACCTCTGTAGCAGAAGGACCAGTGTAAGTGATGGCACCAGTGGCGCTTGAGTAGGACAGGCTACCATCACCGCCAGCATCCGTTACACCAATAGCATTTCTAACTCTAGTGTCTGTATAGTAGAGCTTAGTGCCTTCAGCAAGGTTGTTTGTAGTGTGATTGCCTAGCGAGGATACAGTGCCACTAAGAGTGCCTGTAATTGCACCTGTAACACCTAGAGTGCCACCAATGTTTACGTTACCTGTGTTTACAGTAAGATTACCTGCAGATACAGATGTGTTACCTGTTACTGCAAGCGTACCACCAACAGTAGCGTTAGTAGCTACAGCTAGAGAACCCTTAGCAGAAGTATTAGAACCACTTAGAGCTAAAGCCTCTGTTGTACCAGAATAGATAGATAATTGGTTAGTATTGTTTACAAGTCTACCAAAGTCTACGCCACCATCTTTAAGATATACGTCACCACCGTCAGCATCTAGGATAATATCACCAGCTACATCAAATGTAAGGTTACCAGAAGATACATCGTATTCGTTATCTACAATAGTAGTGAAACCAGAAACACCTGCACTAAGTGTGTCAGTGCTTACTGTACCATCAAACCATGCATCTTTAAACTGAGCAGCAGCAGAGCCAAGGTCAATCGTGTTAGTACCTTTAGGTAGTACGTTAGATGTACCTACAATAATATCCTGAGATGGGCCTACCTTAGTGACAGGAGAGCCGTTGCCTGGGGAGCCATCATGCGTATGACCACTAATGGCATTAAAGGAGTCTTCAACAGCGTTAAACTCGCTATCAAGATCATCCGCATCAATTACGTTACCGTTAGCGATGTTGTTTGCCGTATCTTGGCGTGTGTAACCTACCATAAGATAGCTTCCTTATTATTGTCTGTCATTCTGGGTATACTCTAGGAGTACTGTATCCAGTGTAAATGAGGGGTTTGTTGAGTTGTCTTCAATACGAATTGAAATAGTCTTTCCTGATCCAATAATCTGGTTCTGATAAACCTTATCTAGAGATCCACCATAAGTAGCATTACCATAAGTAGCAGTAACAGCACCATAAAAGAATACAGACAATCCAGAGCTAGATACGCTAGTAGACGCTGGCTGAATAAGGTTTTGATTGTTGGAACGAGTAAAGTCATACTTTACAGATAGATCAATATCAAAAGCCCCTCTAGGGTCAATATAAGATGTTAACTTGTAAAAGGTTTTACGCATCTGTGGATCAGAGATAGGCATATATGGAGATTCATAAATAGCCTCAATAGGTTCTCCATCAAAGCTGGAACCCTGTTCCATAACGTATAGATACCCTGTCTCATTAGCAAAGATAATAGTCTCATAAGACTCTGTGTACTTAGAGTCTGCTACATAAGCTTTAATGCCAGAGCTTTCGCCCCAAGCCATGTCTGTTGAGCCTTGGTTGGAGAACTTTGTAACCAACAACCCACGAGCAACTTTAGACTGTTCTGACTCTGTATATGCAAAGATGCGATACTGAGCCTTCTCTCTAACAACAATAGAACAGAAGTTAGACGTACTCTGAGCAAACTTGTATACGTCATCAGCAATAGGGTCAGAAGCTACTTCAAGTGCAAAGTCACCAATACGATCTGTAGCACCAAGGAGTCTAATACCATCTGGAGACATATACATAATGTCACCACCGACTTCTTGGATAGTGTCAGGGTCTAGACAACCAATACTCTCTGTAATAGGGCTAAGCTGGAAGTCAGAAATAGTACTACCAGTAAGTCTTTGGATCTTGTTACGGCTAAAGATGATTAGCTGATCACGGAATGCAATGAGGCCTGTAATACCGTGGCTTACGTTAATAACACCGCCACCATTAGCAGAACTAAAGTCTTGTGAAGACGATGGAGCAGAGAAGTATATGTTTGACCCTTTAGAGAAAAACACGGTGTTCTTAAATACAGCTACCTGCTCAGCACCTTCAAGATCTGCATTAGATGTAATGAAAGTTAAAGTGTCTGTAGCATCTTCATATAGAGCTGGGTAGTTAAAGGAGTCTACAAATACTACATAGTGACCTGCACCAAAGTTATACTCAATAGATCTTACTTTAGATCCAGCCAATGCTGCTGCACCTACGGAAGACCAACCATTACCAGATGACTTATAATACTCTGTAGCAGAGCCATTATTACGTGCAGCTAAGTATTCACCTGGGTTAACGACTTTAACAGCGAGAACACGCCCCATACCTGGGATGATGTTTGGGTCTACTTTAGTGTAACCCTGTAGCTTAGAGTAACCACCAGAACGAGCAGGTTCAAAGTTCTGCAAGATAGTAGCAGAACCTACGGCATTAGCACCCTGCTGGAGAGGGCTGAGATTAGAGATGAGACCACCTTTAAACTCAATAGGGAATGTCTGCCAATTAGTAGCCATTAGAAGTGTACTCTTGTATCTCTAAGGTATTCAGTGCGGTTAATATTGATGGAACGCATGTTCTTAATGCCATCAGCAAACTTACTCTGGGACAGTTGTGCAGCTTGAAGATCCGAGCGGAATACATAAGCATAGTACATTGCACCATCTACTACAACATGGCGATACTGCTCAGGGATAACAGGTACATCTGCAGCCTTCTGCATGTCTACGCCATTTCTGTAGTACTCATATACTACTTCATAGGCTGCATTAGGAGATGGTACAAAGAGCAACTCACGGCTTGGCGCTCTAACAACGTATCTTGGAACACCTCTAGCAGATTCACTAGAGTTATACTCATAGTCCACATATTTGTCAAGATAATCTTCGTAGTTTAATAGTTTTAACTTTACTGTATCTACATTAAGTGCCGCATCTCTTTTAATACGGAAGCTATTCATATTTACGCTTTTACTATCGTAAGGCATACTATAACGTACTTCACCTGCTGTTAAGATTTCCTCCTCTTCAGCATGGTTCCAAGGCCATTCAAACTCTTCTTGATGGATATGTCTAATAGCGGCGTTAACAGCATCCTTAGTAAGGTTATAGTAACCCTGTGCGCCAGCAAAGTTTGTTGTAGTAAGCTCTACTTCGTTAAGGCGTCTGTTAACGTCATTAACTAGACCAATAAAATCATATGCCATTCTTACTTCTCCTTAACACGTAGATAGATAGAGCGCTCATACTGGAGACCCTCTACTGTAGTGACCTTACAAGTAATAAGATACCTGGTGTTATTAGTGCCAAGTGAAAGTCTAATTGTAGCTACAGTCAAAGTGTTAGTCTTCTGTACCATCTGCAAGCCGTTAATTACATCAGCAGCAGCTGCCTCAGTCTTAACACCATCAGCATCATCAATATACCAAGTAACACCAGAGATGTTATCATCACCCAAGAAGCGTGACCAATCTACATTGAAATCAAGTATTTCATCTTTATCTTTATCAGGCCACTTATATGACATTCATGTATTCCTTATGCTGCAATACGAACTACTCTATCCGTATTTGTAGCCTCAATGTATATGGTTCTTTGTGAAGGATCTGCTGGTACATCGACGGTAAAGCCTTTAACGGTAGGCTCAATGTATATAACCCTATTCCTGCTGTAGCTATCTTTGATAAGCTCGTAGTTAAACTGTACAGTATGTACATCAGGTCTTCTAGCATAGATGTTTAGTGGAGGTGAGTTAATCTCAAATACGTTAGTAGTTCTTGTACCTACTATATTAGTATTGCTATTAGCTGCTACACCTGTAGGTGTTAAGACAGCCTTAGCTATAACACTTGTATTACCTACAATAATGTCTAGCGCTGGGCTGTTTATCTGTGTGTTAGATAGAGCTACTACAGTAGTTATACCTACATAGCCAGTAGAAGCAAGTCCTAATGGGATAGTTACAGCTTTAGCTACAACTATAGTATTACCTAGTGAACTTGTAGCAGATACAGATGCACTAGGTGTAATGCTATCTGCAGTAACTACTACATCGCCCAGAACAGAAGAGGCTGCTACAGATGCTAAGCTAGTGTTGGCAGGGGCTACGACTACTACAGGATTTGTTGAAGCAATAGCGGATACACCCGATACATCAAAGCGTACCTCTACATCAGTAGAGAATGGTGAGATAGATAGTGCGCTAAAGCCAAACATTTAAGTATCCTCAGTTAAGGTTTATTCAGCCGCAGCTACTACCAGAGTACCAGCCTCGATTTGCCGCATGATCTCTGCGTAGTGACGGTTAGCTGGGTCCATTGGGACAGACATTACAGTTCCGTCAATGGTTGCTTTGATTACTGTAGCAACGCCGCCCATATCCAGCATATACTGTGCCACTGTTACGTTCATATCATTCATGATTATAACTCTGCATCTGCTGTAAACCCTACTTGAACGAGGTATGTGTAGCCAAACGTAAGGCCACTAGTGGAAACGTCTTGGGCAATAAACTGAGTTGTTTGTCGTCCAGCGCCAGAAATGGCTTCTTCTACCCAGCCCGACCCATTGTATCTACACACTGTACCAGAACTAGCACTTCCTGTGGTATCTCCTCTATAATAAACCATAGTTGGGAGACCCCTTTTTGTTACAGAAAAGTTTAGATTAAACCCGTACGCACTACCCGCATAAGCCATCCCACTAACCCTGTCTGGCAACGCTAAACCCGCAACAGGCG